TCTTAAAATCTTCCTTTGTTCTCATTTTGTTTACCTCCTTTATAATTAAATTATATAATATTCTTTTTAAAATGTCAATATATTTTTTTATATTTATATATTTTTTTATATATATATTATTTTTTATGGTTTTTACGCCTTCTCTTTGGTGTTTATTGTTTTTAATATACTTATATTATTTTATGCAAAACTCTTTTATATGGCTTTAAAACAAATAAAAAACACCATAATCGGTGTTTTAATTTATTGTCCAACCTTTATTTGTTCCTATAGCTAGCTCATCAGCAGATATTTTTGCTAGATTAGTTGCGCCCAATGTTAGTGTATATGTTCCACTTTCTTCTGACACATCTTTTAATTTACTTATCATATCTACTATACAAGAATGAGTTATATTAGTATCATTGGTTAAATTCATTCCTGATATATTAAAATTGTCTGGTAATTTAATATATTTAATATACTTTGAAAATGTCGCAGTAGAACCTGAAACACTTGGTATAGTAGTTATTGTAGAAGGCAATTCAATAGTATCTATACAATAGCAATCACTCATAAAAGCACTTTGAAAAGAGGTCAATTTATTTAAAATTAATTTATTTAATCCATAACATTTATAAAAACAACTTGAATTTAATGTGGTAATGTTAGGAATATCAACTGTTTCCAAATTATATGTACTCATTATAGCATTTGAATTTATAGTAGTTGGATTAGAACTATTAATTGTTATTTTTTTTAGTGCAATACAATTTGAAAAAGAAACATTAGCAATGATAGTATTATTTATAATAGTATCAGAACTAATTACAATATTTTTAATTTTTAAATTATTTGCTCCAGAAGAAGAATTCGAACCAAACTGCGGTAAACTAGATAAAGTAGCGTTTCCTGTTATTATTTCAAGACAATCAAATATTCCTAAAGTTAAATATAATGCTGTGCTTCTATTTTTTACATATACTATTACATATCTTGTTTTATAGCCTTCACTACAAGGTTTATCTTTTGTTTCGTCCCAAGTATGTGTTGCGTCTGTTGTTCCATACCAAGCACCATCACTTGTTAAATATCCGTCCCCATATAACGAAGCATTAGTTGCTCTTGCACTAAATGTTGTTGTTTTGTCCCAATCTGCTAATAATAATATATATGCTGGATAGACAGTATCTCCATTATTATCTGTTTTATTTTCTGCATTAGCTAAAATTGTTTCGGTATCCCACCAATCGCTCGGTCTTTGCCAACCATTACCACCACTTGGTATATTAGCTATTGCTGTATCAAAGGCACTTGCTTGTATTGGGTCGCTAGTTCCTGCTTTTGTTCTTATTGCACCTGCCACATCAGTTAAAAAGTTTCCTAAAGTATCAGTTCTTGCCATTAATAAGACCCTCCAAGCGTTGTTGTAATAGCACTTGCTATACTATCATCTACATATTTTTTATTAGCCGGAGAATAATTTGTAGATGGTGTCCAAGATTGATTATTTCCATCTCCCCACAACCATATCATTCCATCATTTGTTGCTGTTCCACTTACAGATGATACAGTTGGAACATCATTATTCCACGATATTGTTATAGAATGGTGCGATTTATATATTATCGAATATTTTGCACCAGCATCAAATGTCGAAGCTATTTGATAGAAATATAAAGTATAGCTGGTTCTTGAAGAACTTAAGGCGTGGCTTAAGTATGCTTTTGTAAATACATCGCTTCCATAATTTATAGCGTCATTAGTTTTAGCCAAATACACTTCTGTAATATTTCCGTTTTTATGTATTGCGTCTATAATCTTTTGTGCTTGCGAAGTTGTTAAAGAATTAAAATTATAATACATATCCACAAAATGACTATCTCCACCAACATCTTGTAAAGCATTATATACAGCTAATGTACTTGGGTAAGTTTGAGTTGTTGGGTTATTTAAGTTTTGTACTCTATTACTTGGTATTTCCCAATTAGCGTTTCCATGTTCATAAAAATTAAACAAAGAGCCTGTCCAATTTAATGTTATATATTCTCCACCCTCCATACTATTCATTACTGTAAATACATAACCAGAACCATAGATTTTAGCAAATCTAAAATAAGTATCATTGTATTTTACTACCACTCTGGGATTTTTAAGTTTAGTAATTGTTTCACTATCAGTTATATTACTACCTATACTTAAATTTGATAAATCTACAACCTCAGGGGCATTATCCAATTTATCTTTATAAGAATAACTAAAGTTATTATCAGTATGTACATAATTATAATCACTTGCATAATAATATTCATTAACATTAGTCACTTGGTTTCCTACAACTGTTATTACTTGCCCAAATGAGCCAAAATATACTGCTAATTGTATTGTATGTGTAGAAGCATTATAATCTTTTCTAAATACTTGATAACCTAATGCCATTACTATATATCCGTTATTTAAGTATTCTTCTATTTCATCAGCGTTTTTATCTAATTGCATTGTTTGTGGGTCTGCATTAACGGTTATAATTTTGCTTGGTAATGTATTATTAATAACATTCTGTTGGGTTATTTCTATTCCTGTTCCAGCTGTATAAGTAGAACCTCCACCTCCACCAGTTGCACTTATTGTCATTGTGCTTCCACTTTGACTAATATTAATATTATCTCCTGCTTGTATATTAAGAGTATTTACTCCATTTATTTTGGCGTCTTGTCCTGCTGGTCCTGTTTCTCCATCTGTTATTTCTACACTTTTTTCTGTTCCATCTCTTTGTGTAATAGTTATTGTGGCAGTATCTCCTGTTTTAGTAGCGTCTATATCAAAGTTATCCATTTGATTTAACTTTGTATCTGCTATATCTATCCACTCTGGATATTCTTCTGGTTGTTCGTGTTCTGCATTTATAGAAGCATTACAATATACATAAAATATATTACTTTTAAAAATAGGTATTTCTTCTTCGCTTGTTCCTTCTGTTATAACAAGTTGCATATCTATTTTACCTTGTTTAGTTATAGCAGACCTAATAGGACAATAATATATCTCTCCTTCTCTTGTTAGCTCTATATAGCTACTTTCTCCCCCTATTGTTGTTTCTAGTCTTGCCTGTCCATTTACAAATTCATCAGTAAAACTAAAAACAAATCGTTCTTGTAAATTTTCGCTATCATTACCAATTGTTGATGTGCTTAAATCTACAAATCTTGTCTTTTTAGACACCTTTACTTCAATGTCTTTCATCATATCAAATCCTTTCTATGTTAAGTATATCATACAATTAAAAAAGCACCAAATATAGTGCTTTATGCTGTTCTTCTCCAAATAAATTGATTACATTTTGCATCTGTCATATTTGCTCTAGCAGTAATAATATCAATATTAAATGTTATAGAATTTCCACTTGCTAATGTTCCGTGTGGAAATATATCTATTGTAGATAAAGCACCACTTGAATAATTTAATGTAGCGCCAACTATCACATCTCCATCATCACTATAACCAATAGGTCGTCTTGTAAATATAGTTCCCAATATTCCTAGCGCACCAAAATCAAAAGTTCCTAAACTAATTGGACTATCTGCTATTGCTGTTTTAGTAGTTAGTGTTATACCAATTTGTATTGTATGTCCATTACGAACATGATAATATGAAGTACACTCGGCATTTGCACTATCCGTCCAAAACCCTGTTGCACTACTTTTATATTCAGGAGTGAATACTTTATCTATTAAAGTCCAAGTACCAAATCCTAAAGTTGTTGAAGGATTAGTATTTGTTTCACTAATAAATGTTCCTCCTACTGGATATAATCCTTGAAAATTATTATTTAAGTTTGCTGCATTTAATGGAGTATTTGTGCTAGGTAAATCCTCAAATTGTATTAATGCCATTATTTATCATTCCTTTCTAACTTTTCTATTCTTTCTAATAAATTGTCAATGGTTTTTTGCTGTTCTTGTATTGCTTTCCAACTTATAGATATCATTGAATATAAATCAATACCTGTTCCTGTTTCTGTTAAAATTTCTTTAGGAGTATTATATTTTTTTTCTGCATCATTTATTATTAATCCGATATGTTTTTTTTCGTTATTACTTTCAGTTTTATAATTAAATTCATATATATCACTATTATTAATAATATTCAGCCCATTTTTATTACACAAATTAATATTCTTTTTTATGCTTTCTAAAGAACCTTGATTATAATGCTGTGCAGTTATGGAAGTCGTTGTTATATTGTGCGCATTAACATTAAATGTATCTATTGTTGGACCATTTATTTCTGTTGAAGAACCTAATTGGTTATAAAAATTAATAGTAGAATAACTATCGATTTCTCCATTTGCTAAATTTATAGTTAAATAATTATTATTACTTTTTATTGTTCCTCCAGATATAGTGCTACCACTTATTGTACTTCCGGATATAGAACTAGCAGTAATAGAACCAGATACATTGGCATTAGAACAAGTTAAATTACCTTGTTTAGTGACCTTAAAATGTGTACTGTCTATTGCTATGTTATTACTTGTTAAGTTTATCGTATTTCCTGCCAATATATTAAATACATCAGTAGCATCTATATCTACTTTATCAGCATGTATCTGCGCTTGGCTAGTATCATCATTTATTTTTAATACTATATTTGCATGTGTAAAGTCTTCTTCATCTACTTTTTCATCAACTCTTAAATTTATTTCATTTGCTGATTGTTGTATTGCACTACTCATTTCTACTCTTGTAGCAAATTGACTGGTATATATATTTGAAGCCATTAATCTTACAAATAAATAAGCATTAGAATATCCCAATAATGTTATTTCGTAATCTCCATCACTTAAAGGTATTGTTGGATATGTATAAGTATTAGTAATTTCATTTGCTAACGGACTTATTGTGCCATCTGAATTATATTCACATTTTTTTATTATTTGACAAGTTTGACTGTCATAATCTAAATAAAATTCATCATAATGGGTTCCGTCATAATATAACAAATCATCTGGTATTTCATAATCTATAATTTGATTTTGATATATACTTCCGGTTATTTTATTTCCTATTATATAATCAGTACCAGCAATTAATAATGTATATTCATCATTTACACTATCATAAGAATAATATTTATTAAAACTATTATATGTTTTGTCTGTTGTTAATTCATATTTTGTTATATTTGCAAATCTTATTTTCCTGTTTGGCATATACAATGAACTTGAAGGATATAAATTGCTTCTAGGATATAAATAACTTATATTATTTAATCCATTTAAAGGTCTAACCTTAATCATTATTGGTTCACTTTCGTTAATATTATCTAACTCAAATGTACCATATTCGCTTTCGCCACTTATAGTTATATCGGCTATATCTTGTATTTTACTATTTAATTCATCTACTGTCTGTGTTATTTGTGAAATTTTGTTATTTTGCTCTGAAACATTATTTATTACACTAGAAATTACTTGATTTTGCTTATCTACAACTAGGTATGTTTGATTTATTTTTCTATCTGTTTTATCTGCTTTAGAATAATCTGTTTCAGTTTCTTCTGGTAAATCAGTATGTACTAATTCTTCTAAACCTTGTGTTATATCTAATTCATTATTAAACATTACACAAGAATATGTATTTTCTCCTATACTTACATTATATCTATCACATAAATTATAATATGTTATGCCTGGACTATTATAATCGTTTATATAATATTGAAGTCCGTCCAATTTTGCTAATATATCTGGTAAATAATCGCTTCTATCATTCCAATTCATTATTTGATTATCTATTATTTTAATTTCACACAATCCATTATCAGTTATACTTTGTGCATCTTGTAAATATACATTATCACTTTCGCCACTTCTACTTAATACTATTGAATTTATAGGACCATATTGTTCGCCAAATTTTACATTAATGTTTTTAAGATATTCTTCGTCAATTGTATCGTATGTGTCAGTTATATATCTTATTTCTAATTCATCATCTTCTTCATTAATACATATTGTGCTGGCTGTGACTTGTGCCAATTCATCTAATACATCTCTAAATTTATAATTTAATGAATTACCGCCATTATCTAAATATAATTCTGATTGTATTTGTCTGTTCCAATTTGCAAATTCACTATTTTCATTTTTAAATGTTAATCCTAAATGATTACATATTGCACTTATATAATTTCTTATAGTAATTGGGTATGTAATTTGAATATCTTCATAATCAACCATAGAATATAACATTTTATCATAACAAATTATATTATAACTATTTGTGTCTTCTTTTTTTTCGCTAGAATATACAACATAATTACCAAAGTTTAAGTATTCATAATCTTGGTAATTATAAACTGTATCTTCTATTTCATCTCCAACTTCATAATCTGTTCCAACTACTAACAACACAAACTCATCATCTTCTAATACATAATATTCAATATCAGCTTGATATGTTTCATCAGTAGTTTCTGTATATCTATCAACAAATAATCCAAATTGATAATTTAATATTGTTCCTAAAGGTATATCTACATTGCTGTCAATATCTAATTGTTTCATTACTGATTTTAATATAGAGCCTTCATAATGTGGAGTAATAGAGTTAAGTTCTTCTGCGCCTAACTCTATTGTTTCTCCTTCCAACTCATAAGTAATTTTGCTTGTTATTTGCTTACCAAATTCTTTTATTTTATCTTTATAGTCGCTTGTATGTGCTTTCATTTTATCACGACCTTTTCCTTATACTTATGAATGATATAGAAAAGCCATCATTTTTGCGACCTCTTGTTCCTACCATTCCTTTATTAGTGACTTCATAATCTCCTGTATAAGTAGTCATTTCTACATAATCTTTTTTATAAGGGTCATAATATCTTACTACTTGATTTTGAGCATCTAATATTGGTACTATTTTTTCTAATTCTGCTTTTGATAACTTTTTAAATTGTACTATTATTTTAGGAAAAACGCCAATTAATGTCCCCGTCATTACGCCTGCTAAATTACGGCCACTGTCCGATGCCCATAATTTATTATATCCATATTTTGCTTCAACAATTAAACATTTGCCATTATAATTTCCTAATGATACATAAGTTCCGTTTGGTTTCTTTATTTGAATACTATTTATATCTATATACATTTTAACACCTACCTATTATAAGCAAAGTCATTCTCCGAATTTATTTTTTGTAATTCTTTTGAGATAACTCTACCATTCATTGTATTTGTTATTGAAGCATTTATTGTAATGTATTTACCTATTGCTTCTCCTAATATAGCCATTTGTTGACTATCTGTTAATGGTACAACAGCTTCTGGTCCGTGTTCTCCACCTATTGCTACTCCTCTTCCTGGATAATTAATAATACCACCTTTAGCAAGTCTAGGTATTTCTGGTACGCTAATTTCTCCAATCCAAGAAAATGGGTGTTTTCCTAATATTTCAATATCGTGTATTTTTCTTAATGCCCAGTTAATTCCTTCAAAAGGAACTGATACAACTTTATTTATTCCTGTTATAATGGCATTTACTATTGTTTTAAATGCCTCTACTATTCCTTCTTTAATACCATCAAATATTTTTCCTCCAACAGAAAATACTTTTTTAACACCTTCCCAAGCATTTTTAAAGGTATCTTTAAAGAATGTTGCTACTTTAGAAAATACTTCTTTAGTTCCTTCCCAAGCAGATTTGGCGCCGTTTTTTAATCCATCCCATAACTTTTTTATTGCATTTTCAATAGGTTTTATAACTTTATCATTAACCCACGATACTATCGGGCTTATTAATTCTTCAATAAAATTCAATAAACTTTTTAAAGCATTTATTAAGGCAAAAAATAATCCTTGTATTCCACTCCATAATTCTGCCAAAAGTCCTTTTATAAGTCCAAATACAATTTCTCCAATTCCTGCTATAAATTGGAAAAGTCCTTTTATTAAATCCCATATTCCACTTATAAATATTTTAAAGCCTTCCCATAGTAGTCCAAGATTACCAGTAAATAATCCTACAATCATATCCCAAAGTCCACCAAGCATTTCAACTATTCCTGTTATTATTTCCCAAGCACCATAAACTACTCTTACAATGCCTTGTACAAATTTATCCCATACACCATAAGCATCTTTAAATGCTTTATCATCATTTAATACGTCTTTTAATTTTTTTCCTGCTTTAAACCAATTATCTACAAGCTTATCAAAAAACTTTTCTATTTTTTTTGCCCAATCATCAACATTATCTCCTATGCTTCCTAAATCAGGAGTTCCTATTCCATTATCAATATTATTTGGTGTATTATCGCTTAACACATTCATTTCATCAAACCCAGCCAACTCTTTTTTTATTTCTTTAGCTGATTTACTTGACTTTGACATTGCTTTTTGAAAGTCCTTAACACCACTTTTATCAAATATATTTTTGCCTGTTAATACTTTTATTATCCCCCCGACTATTCCTAATATAAAATTAATAGCTTTTATTATCCATTCTATTATTGGCTTAATAGCATTTGCCAAAGCCCATCTTATATATTCAATGTTTGCTTTTAAAGTATCATCTGTTTCGGATAAAGTATTAATAGCACTTCGTATTCCTAAATAAGCACTTCTTACTCCTATTACAGCTAAACTCCATTTGGCTACTTTCTTTATTACGCCATTTAATTTAGTTCCAACATTAGCAATGCTTTCTTCTATATTGCCAAACCCTTTTTTGTTTAATTCATCTTGTTTACTCTTTAATTCTACATATTTATTTCTTGTTTTTTCAATTTGTGTCTGATAATCAAACAACTCTTTCTCTTGTCCTTCAAAAGGGTCTGCTTTTTCTAAAGCTAGGTATTCCTCAATTAATTTATCCAATTTATCTTTAGTCGCTTCAATTTCTAAATCAAACCCTTTTGTATTTAAATCTAAATCAAGTATAACTTTTCCATCAGCAAAATATTGTATATTTAATTTCATATTTTCTCCTTTCTAAAAGCCAAGACTTTTATAAAATTCATCAACACTTTTTTGTTGAGCTTCTGTAAGTTCGACTTTAGTTTCTTTTTTATGTTTTTTTAGTTTAACTAATTCTTTAGCTTTAATTATCTTATCTCGTTCTTTAAAGTCTTTTATTTCATTAGGATTAAATTTTCGTAAATTTATAACTTTATTTAACACACAACAGTTTCCTATTTCGCTATTGCTTAAATTATTTAAATCATTAAAAAATTTATACCAATGGCAATGTTCCATTTCGTAAGGGTCATATTTATAGTCATATTCAAAGCTCGAACTAATATACCATCTGTCCTCAATATAATCCATATAAGGTTCTTCATTAGATTGATTATCTATATCTTTATCACAAGAAAGATACTTTAAAGCCAATTTAAGCAGCTTTTCATAGTGGTTAGGGTTATCTATCGCCTCCGTACCAAATAACGTACAAATGACGCCTAAAACACGTTCAAAATCTCCTATTGTTTCGTCTTGTGCAATTCTATTACATTCAATAGCAACTCTAAAGTCAGTATTGATTTTGTATCTTTTGCCTTCAACCTCTACATATTCAGGATAATCATTCATCTTTTAACACATTATTTCTTTTAACTGCTTGGCCATATTTTTCTTTAACTTTGTCAGTTATTCTTTTCATATCTATATCAATATGTGGTAATATTTGCTGTTCTATAATATCATCTATTTCTTGCAACGCAGTCCATCCAACTTTACGTCCGTTTAATAGCTTCTCTACACCACTATCTCCTAAAAACATATTATAAACTTCAACTTCTTTTTTGAAAAAATCATTTACAGCACGAATTTTATCTTCTTCATTTCTACTTAAAAGTTTCTTTCCTTTTATATCTTGTCTTTTATCAATAACTAATAATTGATTTCTTAAATTTTCTTTATTTTTTTTATCTTTTTCTAATAACTCTTGATATTTTAAAGGAAGCTCAATATCTTCTAAATCAAAAGTTAGTTCTCCAATTTCTTTTCCTTCTTTTGTTTCTATTTTAAGTGTTAAAACATCACTATCATTTAACTTTATTGTATTGTCTGTCATACAATAATCTCCTCTCTTTCTAAATAAAAAAGAGCTTGGCGATTATTTCGCCTCGCCCTTTAAGGTTTATATTATAAGCTTGTACTTTCAGTAAATGATGGTACTCCGTCTGTTATTGTTGCAGTTCCTTCTTTAGGGTCTCCATCAAAATAAATTGTATATTCAATTTCACTTCCGCTATATGAAGTGACAGTTATTAAACAATCACTCTTTTTAGCAGGATAACTTCCATTAGTTCCATTCCAAGTATCAATTTCAAGTATATGTGAAGTATAATTTAATTTATCACGACCAGTATTAACAAATGCAAATTCTGGGTCGCCTTTATAACATTTTTGAGTGACACTTAATTGTTTTTGATTGCCTGTATGGTCATTTCTTGCAGTATCTTCAATTATCCATTGTTCAGTATCTACTTGTGGTGAATACTCAACAGATGCTTCACTGATACCAATACCGATAACTTTCCAAGTAGCACTTGAAGCTGGTGTAGTATCTAGAAATTTTTGATACTGACTTCTTTTATTTTTTTCAATATCGCTTGGTATTAATGCCATTATTATTCCTCCTCTTTCTTATTTTTTTTATTATCTAATTCTCTCTTAATAAGAACTAGGTCTTTAAATTCAAGAGGTTCAATAAATCCTTTTTCATTCAATTTAACTATTTGGTTATAATTAAGACCTGTTATTTCATCGCCCTTAATATAACCCTTATTATTTGCTATAAAATCTATTTTAGCTATTATCTTTTTCATAGGCTTATTCCTCCTCTTTCTATTGCTCTATAAGTTATTTGTATTTGAATGTCGAATATTGCTTCTGTGCCATCAGTTATATTTAATGTACCACAATTTAAACATTCAATACTTTCTATACCTTCAATTTCAGGTAATATGTTATTATCGTTATTATATTTAATTATGCTTTCAAATTGTTCAAAAAACCCTATATTTGATAGGTTATTTATAGTATCTTGACTATATGCTTTTCTACTTCTAAATGAATAAACATCTCTATGAATTTCTAAACCAGTTATCCAAGTTTCTATTTCATAATCAGTTGGTATCTTATCTAACGAATAATCCCCAACTTTTCCTAACATATCTGCATTTATTTGATATTTATTATCTTGAGTAATATTATCTATTACTCTAAATAAATATTCTCTTAACTTGGCAATTCTTGTGTTATCCATAACTACCTCCTCATATAATCTTGTACTTCTTTTACAACATCTTGCATTTCAGCACTTACCATTCTTTTATCCCAATATGGTCCTGTTCCTGGTGTTGTATAATGCAATACCGGTCCTTTTGTATAACCAACATATTGTGCATGTGCATAAGGGCTATCATACACTATTCTGTTTGGCAATATTGTGACATTAGTTCTTAAATTGCCATCTCTTTTAGGAACATATTTATCCATATGCTTATAACAAGTATTTGCAAAAAATCTTTGTACTTTACCATTAGGTTCTATTCCTAAATTGGCTTTAATTACACTTGTTGGTTTCATTATAACAGACATTATCTGCCTCCTAAATGTATATGAGGGTTATTGCCGAATTTATTATCATTTATGCTAGTTATGTTATAAACCAAATAATTGTTTAAATCTTGTTGTGTAGTTATATTGGTGGTAAGTTTGCCTTCTACAATGATATCTCCAATCGCTAAATCATTTATATTGACATTATTTGTGTCATAAGGTATTCGCACCTGTACGTTATTTGCATTGTCATATCCTTTGTTTATTCCAGCACCTTTGCCACCAAAAAACCACACTTTATCATAATTATGTCTAATCCATTTTTCTAATCTTGTAGTAGCATCTAATTCCTTATGATAAATAGTTATTTGACTATTGCAAATCATTAATCTACACCACAATAAAGTATGTGTTCATCATTAATTATAACTTCTAACAAATAGCTTCTTACTATATCATCAAGTTCCTTACTTTTTGATTTAACAATTTCACTTATTTGTGTAGCGTTTGTATAACTAACTGAATATCCATCTGTGTTTTCACTGGCAACACCATTATTGCCAGAAGCACCATTTATTGTTGTTATATAATTATTTATACTATTTATCATCTTATATTCGCATAATTTTACTTCTTGAGGTATATTTTCTAATTCTTTTAACCTATTAAAGGTTTTAATATCTATTATTCTTCTTGCTTCAAATTCTAATAAATTAAAAGGCGTTGGTTCTAGCGAACCACCTAAATTTATAAATTCAGAATATGTTAAGTATTGTCCACTAAATTCCATACACGCCCTCCTTTATTATAAACTTGTCACAGAACCGTTATAGATAATTAAATCTTCCATTACAGCTTTAGTTCCTTTGTAAGCAAATAGACCAAATGCTGTAGCGTCAGATAATTGAACTTTAGTTGGGTTGTAAATTGAAGTCATAACTGGTTGAGCAACAGCTCCTTTAACCATAACTACATAATTTACTCCACTTGGTAGGAATACAGAACTATAAATTTCAGTATTGTTGAATATTCCACCTTCCCAGTTTGCAACTTGTCCTAAATCATTTGAATTAGAAATAGAATTAATTTTATTTCTTAATTTTCCATAATATTTTGGACTCATAACTACTTCAATCATATTTCTTGGAACACCATTAACAAAATCGTTTTTAGTAGTTTCTATCTTTTGGATAGCTTCTTCAATTTCGTCTTCAATTGTAGGAGTTCCAGTAGCAGTGAATGAAGTACCAGCAGTTACAGCAGTACCAAAGAATTTAGTATCTAACTCTACTGCTAGAGCGTCTTGATGATTTCTTGTTCTTCTTTCAATTAAACCATCAACTCCGTAAGTTTTAAGGTCTTTTTCCTCAACTTCTTCAATGTATTCAGTATCATCATCAATAGAGATAACAACTGGTTTTGCTTTTACATATTGTCCTTTACCAGCACCTCTTGCAGTTCCATATGAAGCACCTGATACATTAACAAATCTTTTTGCTTCTACTGTTCCAGAAGTAGGGTCTCCACTTAGGTCAGTATTTTTTAATCTTGCAGCTAAAGTAACGTGTTGTAGGTTTTCAATTACCTTACCATATTCTTCAGCTAGTTTTTCAGCAGTTGAACCATTTTGTAATTTAATACTTAATGCGTCTAATCTTGCCATTATTTAATCAATCCTTTCTTTCTTTTACCAAACTAATGGTATGTCTTTTATATTATTATCTTGCTCACTATCTCCCATAGCTTCCATATCTTTTACTTGATTAGGGTTAGCAAATATATCGGTTTTATCTTTAGTTAATTCTTCAAATAAATCTTGTATTCCCTTACCCTTGTTTTCTGGCTTATTTAATCCAATTTTAATATCATTTAAAAGTCCATTTCTTGCATAGTCGCTAGTGAATGTTTTGCCTTCAAATAAAGCATTAATACTATTAGTTAGTATCTTATCTTCTTCTTCGGCTTTTTTCTTTGCTTCTTGTTCACTAATTGAGGTTTGCAACTCCTCGTATTTAGCTTTCCAATCTGCATTGTCTTTAGCATTTTCATTAAACTCATTGATTTTAGTTTCGTAAGTTTCTATTTTTTCTTCAAGTTCTTTTTTATCACTTGTTAAGGCTTCAATGTCCCTTTCATACTTACTTACAGCTTTACCATATAAAGCCATAACTTTATCAATTTGTTCTCCTTCTAAAAAATCTAAAGCATCTCTTTTCATAATTTCCTCCTATCGTTCCTTTTACGTGCCACGAACACGTGAGATTTCATTATAGGAGTTCTATCGAACTCTTAATAATATTTTAGCACCACATTTGATTTTAGTCAAACAAGCACAAAAAAAGCAAGATTATTTCTTGCTAGTTTTTTTAGTGGTTTTCTTTGCTGTTGCTTTTGTTGTTTTTTTAACAACTGGTTTTTCTTCTACTTTAGGCAATTCTACTTTTGGTGGTATTACTTCAATTAACTTAACAACAACTTTTCCTTTAGCATTTTTGCCATTAAGATATTCATATAATTCCTCATCACATTCAAATATGTCTCCAACATTTAATTGCCCTGGTGTTTCTATTGATTTTCTTTGAATGTTTCTTATTTCATTAAACCTTCCTAAAGTGAATGGTTCTATTGCTTCTACTTTTACCATTTTAATTCCTCCTAATATCATTTCTAAATTTATTATATCTTGCTTCCAATCTATATCGCAAGTATAATCATTAATTACTGTGTACTCTGCTGGGTATTCACCTTTTTTTACTTGTAAAGGTGTTCCTTTAATAACGGTCCACAATTCCCACATAATAGGTTGCCTCCAAAAAGCACCTTGTTTATCTAATTCTTTTGTTTTTTCTATTGCTTCTCTTAAATGTTTTTGATTTGCAACTTTTAAAGCAAAGGGTTCTTCGTGGTCTTTTATATAACTATCAGCAAATGGTGGTCTTGAGCCAAAAAACTCAATATCGTCTGTTTCTGTATTGACTATTGTTTTAATTGCTTCATTACTATAAAACACATCTCCAAACATATAACAAACAGGTTCTTCTGTTGGATAAAAGCAATTAAACCAATTACCTTCTTCTATTTTAAAATATCTTGCTTCAAACTTATTGTCGTGTTTTAATATTGGTACTCCAAACTTTTCAAACACAGGATTATGTGTACTTATAGATATATCTGTTATTCCATTTTCTCTCAATAATCTTATTGTTCTAGCAACAAGTTCTTCTCCCATAACTATTGACAAATGCCTTGGTGTTTCCCAATGTTTATAATTACCACCACACATTATTATATATTTGCTTACCATTGCTTGTCGCCTCCCATTTCAAATTCTTGTTTTGTCATTCTTAATCTTTCTTCCATAAAACTATCTATTTTAGGGTCCTGTCCTTTAATACTTAAATATAATTGCATAGTATCAGCATAATGTCTTATTGTACTTGTTCCCCATACAACTTTTTCTCTTATTGTTGTGACAGATTTCATATTTTGTCTATTCCACACATATACAGGCTCTTGCAATAGTGCAAAGCTACTCATATAAAAACATATTTTGCAATGTTGGTTTTTATCTTCTTTTAATGTTCCCTCATTATACAAACATTCTTGTCTAGTTGCTAATTGTTTTTTTATAACTTTACCACAACTGCCACTCCAACCAGCTATTGCTTCATATTTGTCTTTATATTGTGGTATAAAACAAGTAGTGATTTCGTTATTTTGATATTGTGCCATACCAACGAATAACACGTCCGGTTTATTTTGCAATTTTTTATTTATTTTTTCTAATGCCTTATTATCAAAAAGCCAATCATCACTATCAATATAATATATATAATCAACATCTTCACTAACATATAAGTACGCCTCGTTTCTAGCCCCTCCATTGTATCTTTTTTGCTTTAGTTTAATTATTTTATACTTGTTATTTAATTCACTTGGCGTTTCAACTCCAACATATTCTTTTTTTAATTTGCTGGTAAATACTCTTTTTGCTATCTCTACACTATTATCTGTTGACATATCGTCAATAAATATTATTTCATAATTTGTATATGTTTGTTCTAATATTGAATTAAGACATTTTTCTATTGTGTGTTCATAATTATAGTTAGGGATAATAATGGCTATCTTATAATCTTTAAATGTCATTTTATCCCAATCTTTATCGGTAGGTTTAGCTTTCTTTATACAATCAACATTATAATCTGTTAAATTAATATCTACAAATTTGCATTTATCATATCTAATACATTGCAACTTGGTGTTTAATAACTCTTTGTATGGCTCGTCATCAAACAAATATATATACTCATTATTATCCCTTTTTACAGCCTGTATTGTATTTTTATCTACGGCTATCTTCATATAAACCTACTTTTTAGCTATTTGAATTGCATCTATAACTTGCCCTAAATTACCAGCATATCCATTAGTTGCGTCTTTTGTGTTATATCCTGTTACCCAAGGCAACCAGCCTCCACCTTTAATATGTACTCTATATTTATATTTGCTTGTTTTTATAGCAATAGCATCCATATCATTAGGCAAATTACCAGCATAATCAGACATACCATTTACAGCAGGTAGCCATTCTTTTTTTACTTTATCGTGTGATTTATATGTGTTTTCTGTCATTCTAAATCCACTTACAGCATTTCCAAAATTGCCAGCATAGTCTTTACTTCCTATTTTAACAGTAGGAAGCCATTGATTTTTCTTATTATCATAAGTTTGATATATTTCTTTAGTGTTTGGTAGGTCTGCATTTAAGTATGGCGTAGGATTAATTAAACTATCTTTAGTGTTTCTTACCTCCCAATGTAAATGCGCACCATATGAATTTCCTGTATTGCCCATATAACCAAGAACTTGACCTTTTTTAACCTTTTGATTAAGTTTAACATTAACATAAGCCATATGAGCGTATAAAGTATAATATCCATTAGGATGCTTTAATTTAACACAATTTCCATAGCTTAAATTTCCTTTTGCACCTGGATTATGTTTTTGCCCAGTTTGTATCCATACTACAACTCCTTCAGTATGTGCTGTTATATTACAGGTGGCGCTATAATATTTAACCATATCCAGTGCTTTATGAGTAAATATATTATATCCTTGGGTTATTCTACATTCATTATTATCCAATACTCTCGCTTTCACAAATTTCCTCCTTTTCAAATAATTTTCCACTAACAAGATATGCTGATATTACACCAGTTATAACTACTAGCGTTGCACTTATCTTGTCTATTTGCCATTCCCAAACTTCTGCAAGTCCTAATAAAAGCATATTAATCATATTTAAGGAATTGACAACATATTTGGTTATCTTCTTAAACTTTTGCATAAATGCCTCCAATTCTATTCACATTATAACATACAACTAAAAAAGAAGCAATTTTGCTTCTTATTCTATTCTCCAAGCACACCTCATTATACGATTAGAAGGGTCAAAAGTATCTATTATATTGCCATCTACTATTGCCGTTATATGTCCGTTCATCGTCACTGCATATTTGCCTACTGGATATTCTCTAGCAAATTCTCCAACAGTCTTTGAGTAATGGCATTCTCTTGGGTATCTATCATCTAAATAATCTTCTACAAATATTACATTGTCAAACATATACCCATCTTCACTTGCTAAATCGCTTAACTCGTCAAAAACTTCTTTCCAACTTCTATTTGTTAGTGTGCTTATTGCTCTTACAACACAGTCATCTATATGTCGATTATAAGGGTTTTGATTTCTATAAGTAAACATATTACATCATAGACTTTTGTAAGCTTTCTTTAAGCATTTGCTTTTGTTTTGGAGTATCGGCTTCTTCGTGTAGCACCATAATAAAATCTTCTAATGCTTTTACCATATAATGAAACGATTTATCAGTTTCTTCTCCAGCACCATATCTATTTTTGCTTTCCATATATCTTCCATATTCTCCAGCCATTCTATCTATGTTTTCGTGTCCACGATATTTCATATCATATCCTCTGCGTCCGTATTCCCCGTAGTTATCTCTACCATAGCTATCATATCCTGGTCTACCATAGTTTCCATAATTTCCATATCCGTTATAGTTTCCATAATTCATACTTTCTACCTCCTTTGCGTCTTTGTATATGTCAACTAACTTATATAAATTATCTATATTAGTTGTAGCAATACCTTCTTTTAATATTCTTTCTATTGCTTTTGATGTTTTGTTAGCTAAATCTTCTTCCATAGCTACCTCCCTTCATTTAAAAGGCTTATTATTTGTTTATTTTGTTCTATTATCTTTTCTAAATAATCTCTATTTTGGTGTTGTAGTTCTTGCATTAAATCACTATTGTTATAGTCTTTAAACAATAATTCTAAACTTATTATTTGCAACACCAACGATAAATTTTCTATTGGATTATTCATTATGCTATTTTTTCAATTATTAAGTTAGCGTCTTTAATAACTGGTATTTCAGTTGCTGTACTTGTAGGTGTTGTAGTTCCTGTTAATGTAGCTGGTAAAGAGCCTACTGCTATTGTTGTATTAACTCTAGGACATATTCTTAATAATTTAGTAAACGATATATTAATATAGTTTCCAGCAGTTGTTATTTCTGCGTCCATTTCAGTTCCTTCAACATCTGTTCCGGTTGCTGTCTTTAAAGCCAAAGCCACTAAACCAGCAGTATCACTTGTGACATTAGCATTAAAGTTAACTTTAAATGTTCCACCACCTATAATTGTAAAGTCGCTTCCTTCTGGCATATATTGTAGCCATCCACAACAGTTAGCAGTCCTACTTCTTAAATCAACTGTATCAAAATTAATATTATCGGTATTACTTGTTAGAATTTCTGGTGTTATTTGTAATGCTTGTATCATTTATATTCTCCTTTCTAAACAAAAAGAGATAGAACTTGTCTATCTCATAATTTCAAGTTCCTGTTATCAGGTTTGTAGTTATCTACTCTTAAATAATGTTTGTAGCATATCCATTGCAACCACATCCGTTGTTGTTGCAAGTGAATATTGGTGTGCGTCCATATACTGGTGTACTAGGTACTGGACAGTTGCTTAATCTGTTGTATAAAGCGTCTACTTCATCAGCAAAACCTTGTGCAATAAATGAATTTTGAGCTATTTGACTAGCCTTTAAATCAGCCATACTTAATTGTCTTTGTAAGTCAGCAATTTTCTCGTTCTTTTCATCTATCTTATCGTTGCATAATTGGTCTAATATGCGTTGTGTAGAAGCAGTTTGAGAAGCAATAATATCTCTAATTCCGTTGCTTAATGCTTCACGGTCTTGACAGTTTTCGCTAATAATAGTTGAATTTAGATTAGCCAAGCCTAATCTATTCTCACAGCAACAATTCAAGAATGAAGTATTAAGGTCATTAGTGCTAGTTAATATGCTTGTATTAAGTCCATTAAATCCATTACATAATTGAGTTGAAATGTTATTTAATGCGTCTCTATTACTTTCTAATTGGTTAGATAAATGTAATGTGTCAAATCCATTGTTGGTATTTTGCATAATTTCTTTTTGTCCGTTAGATAGCCAAGCATAATCTTGTCCAAATCCTCCATTTCCAAAGAAGCCACCATTACCATTACCCCAACCTCCACCAAAGGCTAGAAGTAATAATAGAACTATCCAACCATCTCCACCTAAAAAGCCACTATTTCCACCAAATCCATTACCATACATTACTGGGTATGGATATGCACCATTTGTTGTAGCTAGTTCAACAGTAGGTTGTATTCCGTTTCCTCCGTTCATTAGTCTTACTCCTTTCTATATAATTTATATCAACTCTTTTTTGAGTTAATACCGAATTGGTCTAGTTGTTCGTTTGTTATTCCAAACCCATTAGCATACTCTTTAAACTTTGCCATTTGTTCAGGACTATAATTCTTTATTATGTTATTTATTGCTTCCTGTGGATTACTTTGGTTTTTTTGTAGATTTTGAAACTGTTGAAACAGTTGGGGGTTTCTCATCTTTAACTGGTTCTGCAACTGGTTCACTAATATATTCATTGCGTTCATACTTTAATCCTTTCTTTAATTCTTCAATTTGAGCCTGTAAATACTCTATTTGTAAGTCTTTGTTATCTTTAGGTATAATCTCCTTTAATTCATAAGTCTTTATATTTCCTTTAATGTCTTTTATCCATACAATGCTTAAATCCTTACTAAAAAAAGGAGTATCACCTATAACAATGTCCTTTTGTACTTCTTCCAGTGAATTAGCATATCTCATAGAGTTATTATTGGGTGCTAATTGGAAGTTTTGAGTTAAATTGGTAGGTTGCAACTGCTGTGGAATTTGTTGCTTCATTTTTTCTAACTCTGCTATTTGATTATTAATCCTATCAATATTTGCTTGTGGATTATAAGAATAATAAGGGCTGTTATACATAATATCTCCTCCTATAAAAAAAGAGATATGCTACTTCCTTAAAATGCGTTTTAAACAAATTAACGAATACATATCTCCTTCTAGTAATTGCAGGTTTCCCTCAATTACGCCTTTATTATGGCATAAAAAAAGAACTTTAGTTTGTAAAGTTCTCATAATATTTTCTTAATCTTTTTCTTTAATTTTTGTAGCATTTTATCTACTGTGTATTCACTAACATTTAATTCCATTGCTATCTTAACTCTACTATATCCCTTTATCTTACACTCTAATAGCTTTTGGTATTCTTCATCTAGCATACACTCTTTTACGATATATTCATAATCGGTTCTTGTAAGTTCAAAATAGTTCATATGCTACTTTCTTTTAGACTTACGATATTTTCTTCTTATCTTTGTAGTTTTAACTTTAGTTTGCTTAATTCTTACCATAGTTATCTCCGTTTATAATATAACTACTATCTATGCTATCTACATCTTCTATTTCCTGTGTAGTCGTTTCGGTTGTAGTTATTTCTTCTGTTCCAATATCATTCAATAAATATATCGTATAGCTTAATAATCCTATAAAAGCAATTATTGTTATTATCCACATTATAAATAATCTTTTGTTTTGTTTTTTATAATCACTTATCATCTCAAATGCAAGACTTTGTTCTTTTACTGCTCGAACTTCTTTCTTCATATCTTCAACTTCTTCCCTAATCCCCATCATTTATCTCCATGATATATTTTAATGTGTTCTTGTAATGCTTTTTCTATTCTTTCGTCTACTTCTTTATCATATGTGTCCAACTTATCTAATATCTTTTGTACATTCTTATCTAGTTCATTAAGTCTATAATTTATTAGTTCCATATTGGTTTCTTTAGCGTCTTTTATAGCCTTATCTTTTCTTGATAGGACAAAATTACTTACAGCAATTACGCTTGATAGTATACTTAATGCTAATGCTATTGTCAACTCCATAATTAATCGTCCCTTCCTAATTATATTATAGCACTAAATCAGGATATTGACAAACTACCTCTATTATTTTGTTTTGCTGCCTTCTTCCTTTATTATTATCTTGTTATCCTTTGCTTCAAATATTAATTTTTTTTCTGCTAAATTTGTTTTATTAACCACTTCTTTTGGTATAGATACAACATAACAATTAAGTTTTCTTTCTCCTTTTGCTGTTATATATATATTTTTTGCTAGTTTTGCCATAATTTATCGCCTTCCTTTATTTCTCCTATATATCTTTTAATTTTTTTCTTTAAATCATCATCATACATATCATCTATATTATCTAAATATGCTTCTATTATTTCTTCTGCACTATCTTCTATTTCTTTTTCATATTCTAATTCGCTACAACTATCTAAATTACCATAAGCATTAAAATGTACATAATCGTCCATATACTCATAGTTACCATAGCATACTGCTCTAACTGCTTCATCAACTTTATGTCCAAAAAAGTCTTGAAAGAAATACTCATCATTTTCATAATAATATAAATCATCTAATTGTCCATTCCAACCATTAACATCGCTTACCATTTCTTTTAAATCATCTAAAGTTAACTCTTCTTTTAATTTATCTATCATTATTCTTCCTCTTTCTTTGAACTTAAGAATGTTACCTTATCTGCTATTATTTCTATCTTTCCGTTGTTATTTTGTATTCTACCTTTTACTCCTATTAAGTCTCCCTTTTTACAATATTCTTTTGTATTTTCTCCTAAAGCATTCCATAATATTATAGGTACAATATCTGTATCATACTCTCCATTTTGATTTTTAAAACTTCTTGATACTGCAATTTTTAATGTATATTTTTTTCTTTCTTCTCCTATTATTCTTATTATTCTTCCTACTAAAACTATTTGATTTAACATTTTTTCCACTCCTTCTTTATTTATATATTGCTTGTTTACAAAATTGTTCAGTATTTCCACTTTCGATGCATTGATTTACTTCTTTATCAGTCCACTTATTTAGCAACATTAAAATTGCTATTATGCTTATTAACGCTAGACTAACTTTTACCCACAACCTAAATTTCATCTTATTTACCTCCTTATTTATAATTTTATTATAATATAATTATATGATAATGTCAAGTAAAAGTTTTATAACTAAAAAAGAAAACCAGTTTGCACTTGGTTTCCTTTAGGGAAGTGAAAACGTTTCTTATAAGTACTGTACTAATGATAAAATTTCGCTTCCATTCCTTAATTTAGCTTCCCTATATCGTACGTTCAAAGTTCTGCACCAAGGTTCGACCAGTTAGACAGCTTATCTCTAACGTTCTCTCTTTATCATCAGTACACTACCTACAAGAGGTAATGTTTAACCTAAATGGCTAACAAAATTAGGACTTCTAGTGCCTATTATAAGCACCACAGAATAGATAACAGCCACAGGCGAAACTGTAACACCTTTGTATTAACGAAATAACACAAAAGAATTGACATAACAATTTGTATATCTACTCTATGCTACCAATAAAGGTAGCACAAATTTATAGCTTCTAACTCAAATAGAAGTACAATTTAATTATAACAAATTATTTATTTTATTGCAACTCTTTTATATCCACTAACTTTAGCTCTTTCCATTTGACTTGGCAAACCACTTATTTTGTTTAATTCTCTATACTTATGCGTTAGTTTGGTTATATTGCTTTGGCTTTGTAATATTAACTCTTTATTATCACTTTCTTTAGCTAATATTTGTATATCCTTTTGTTCTCTTATCTTTCTTTCTATGTTTCTTTGTAATTGTGTACCTTCATATAAAGAATAATGTTTGCCATCTAACTCAAAACCCTTTTTATTATCATTTATTATTTGTTGAAGTTGCTTATCTGTATATTCAGGTTTACTTACACCTAATACTATACTAAATATATAGTGATAACAATTTAACTCACTAATAGGTCTATAACCGCCTTTACCATCGTGGTCTAATGTATATGTTCTGCCTTTTACATCTTTAGCCACTAAACCAGCGTCTAGTTTAGCATATTCTTCTTTACTAAATTGTCTACCTTGTACTGGTGCGTGGTCTATTGCTGGGAAGCTATGTACTGATATTTCTACCCCATCATAGCCAAATTCCTCTCCTATTAATTTTTGGTTTTCATTATGTAGCTCTCTTAATTCCCCTTTTAAATGCATTCTTAAGGCACTATCAAGGCGAACTGACCTACCACTAGCATAATCTATGGTCTTTAGCCCAGAACCCCCTATATCCTTTAAAATGCGTGTCATTGCATTATCAAATGTTTCTTTTCCTTGCCCTACATTTAATACTGCTTCGTCTAATGCCTTTATATAGGTTTCTTTTAAATTATAAAACTTCCCATTTATTGTATATCCTAGCACATTTGTTCTAAACATATTATACATTTCATTTTTGGCTATATTAGACAATGCCATTGTTTGTCTTACTAATGCTATATTCTCGTTAAATGGTGTGAATGGTATATTTCTATACTTATAAAACTTTTCATAGAACCTTTGGTCTGTTCTAGCATAGCTTGAGAATATATTATCTATATCTTGTATATTTAAGTTAGTATATTTTGATATCTTTCTTACTATATCTTCATAATTACCACCATACTTAAGTATCTGTACTAATTGGTGTGCTTGGCTAGGTGTTAGGTTTTTTATCTTCTTTATAGAAGAACCAATACTCTTTAAAAAGTAAGTATTGGCTTTATTTATTCTTTCTACTAATCTTTCTACTAATAATTCTATTTGTTCTTCACTAATCATAGGATTACCTCCTATTCGTTTTTAGTCCCTAATAAATCATCTACACTCGGCTCATTCTCTTTTATTTCGTCTATTGCCTTTTGGCTTTCTTCTAGCGTTTCATCAGGTTTTAACCATTGTCTTAATTCTACATCACTTATAATACCTTTGCTATTAGCATAAGTTAATTGGTTCCATTCAGTAGCAGTATCTTCTAATAAGCTATAAGACCAATCAAAGCTCACTTCATATTCTCCTTGAGGAGATAAATTATAAGCGTTTGCTAATACATTACAAGCCACAAAGAAATCGTCCATTCCTTTTTCAATATTGCTTCTCATATCATCGCATATTGTAAATGTATCATACATACTACGCTTTATTTCAGTAGCTGTTGCTTGTGTTGTATCTACTTCACTTAATATTCCATAACTTGTTCCTACTTCGTGTTCTAATCTTTTATACAATTCTTGAAGTCTAATAGTAAAATCTCTAAATTGAGGGTCAAACACTTCAAAGAAGTCATCATCTCCAGCATTTACCTTTTTAAATAATCCATTTTTAGGCAATGCATTTTCACCATTAAATAATGTTACATCGGCACCTACAAACGCTTCTTTAAGTTCATATTCTCTTATTAATTGTTTTAAAGTAGTCTTTATTTCAAGTATAGTAGCTTCACAACCATATGTAATAGGTACTCCATACTTATCGTTTGCTTTTCTATTATTGATAGGACTTTTAATATATCCAAACGGAACTCTATCTACTCCTGTTATTCCCATAACTTCTTGAATATCTTTCCAAAACTCTGGTGCTGGTATTTGATTACCTTTTTCATCACTATATTGTTGTGTAATAGTTAGATTTCCATTGTCTATTTGATAATTAGTCCATCTTAAATATACGGTTTCGTTTATCTTTCCTCTTACTACTTTTCTTTCTGCTAATACAGTAGCACCTGTTATTAAATCTCCATCTGTTTCATCTATTGTTAGCCTATTTTGTGGTACTAGGTTATAGTATATCTTTCCACCTTTTACATAAGGTACTACTATAACTCCACCATATCCAAATGCCATAGAAGTTATCTTTTTAGCTTTCTTCCACATAGATTGACCTGTCATATTTAACAAGTCTGCTCTTGCGTTGTCTCCTTCTATATTCATATTGCTATCATTTATTACATAATTAGATAGCTTATTACTAAATATACTAGCAAAGTTAATATCATCTATGCTTTCATATAGCTTCGCATATTTACTATTATCGTCTATTTCTTTATTTGTTGTTTGTGTATTTATTTTAAACACATTGGTTAAAATATAATTTATAATACTTTTAAACATTTCTATAATCCTTTCTTCTTCCAAACATTATTTAACGCATATCTTACACTATCTATTGTATGGTTATCTGCGTCTACATAACCACTTATATAATTACCATCTTTGTCTTGTTCATATTCGTATGTACTAAACTCTTGTGCCGATACAGGACATCTTCTAGGGTCTATTACTATTTTAGCTAGTGATGATAACCACTTCATAGAATAATCTACGCTTCCTGGTCCTTTTTCTGCACCTTTCATTAATGCTCCATACGCTTTAAAATCTCCTATTGATTTTGGCTCTGCACTATCAGCTATAATTAAGTCATCTTCCGTCACACCTTTTTCTTCTTTTAAATGTTCCCAAACATTTGCGTTGCTCATTTTGTTTACAACATATTCATCATATATATATAATACACGATTATTTGAATTATAGCAAACTCGTGTCCAAGCCAATGGGTCAGGAAACCATCCAAAGTCTAATCCTTGATAAGTATAATCAAATGTGTTTATTTCCTCATCTGTTATCTCTCTTAATTCTACATTCTCAAATACATTTCCACCTACGCCTGTCATTTCCCCTAGATATTCATTTCTATATAGCTTTTCGTTTACTTCTTTTAAGAACTCTGCTTCATCTATAAATGCTTGTCCTAACCATTTCTTTGGTACGCTTCTATAATCACTTAAATGTACTATTCTACTATCTTTAGGTACTATCTTTTCTATATTAACAAAGTGTTGGCTACTTGCTGGTGTGTTATATGAATAAAACTGGATAAAGTCCTCTCCGCCACGGATTAAAGACTGGTTTATTTTACGAACTTCCATCATACCAGCAAACTGGTCGAACTCTTCATACCAAGTTATACCTACATACATATCTTTAGGTGTCTTTAATGATTTAATCTTTCCATAGTCGTCTGCACCTCTAAAATATATTATTTGTCCTGTTCTTGTATTTGCTATTTCTAATGGACTTTTAGTTAGCTTCCATCTTTCTTTTAGTCCCGGATAGCTTTCGCTTAATGTATCTATCGCCCACTCTAATTGAGCATATACACTATCTTTTAATGTATCTTTTACTTTTCTCAATACAACAGCACACATTTTAGGGTTGTTTTCTAGTAGTTCTATTATCTTTTCGCTTATATATGACGACTTTGTACTACCACGGCCACCTTCAAAATAGTATTCTCGATACTCTCTATCATCTATTGCTCTATTTATATCTGTAAATGAACTAGATATATCTTTTGCTGGTAATACGACTATAATGTCTTGTTCTTCATCTTTCTTTTCTTTTTTTTCCATTATCTCTTGAATTATTTTGTAGTTATTACCATAACCTTTAGCAGCGCCTTGTATTAAACCTAAAGTAGCTAAATCTCTATAAGTCTTTCCTGTTGGTTTTCCTTTTTGTATATATTCTTCATCTAATAGTTTTTCAAGCGTAGATAACATAGTGGCTTTTTCTCTTCTTGCTTTACCACTAGCTCTACCACCTGCCGACTGTTCTTCGAGTGTTAGCTTATGTGCTTCTGGTATTAAATTATCTTTACCTCCAGCCACTATTTCCACCTCTTTATATAATAATATCATATTTTTGCAAAAAAACAAATCAGGACTATTGCCCTGACTTTTTTAATAAATAATATAAATGAATAACTATTAACATTCCATTTAAAAACCATACACTAATAGCATTATTTATTATTCCATATATTACAAAGAATAAAGCACCTACTATATTTATCTTTCTTATTGTCGTTTCTTTTCTGAATAAAAAACCAATTAATATAATTACACTTGCTATTATTCCTATTATTTCCACATTCATATTATTCTTCTATATATTTTTTGCATTTACAAATAGATAATTTTGTTATTGGATAGAATATAATTTCATATAATACTTCAAATATTGTTCCACCAATAATCATTGATAATATAGCAGCATTTGGCAATACCCCTAGAAAAGCAACTGTTGCAAATACTGCATTATCTAGGAATTGACCTACTATTGTTGAACTAATTGCTCTAATAAATAATGATTTTGGAAATTTCTTCTTTAACCATACCATTATTCCACTATTAGTTAATGAGCCAATTATATAAGCAGTGAAGCTTGCAATACTTATTCTTAATGTTGTTCCTAATATTGTACTAAACGCATTTTGATTAAACCAAAATTGCGAACTTGGTAGATGTATTGCTAAGGTAAATAATAATACTCCTACAAAATTCATTGCAAATCCTAATAAAACCATCCTTTTTGCATCTTTATATCCATATATCTCTGCTATTATATCTTGTATGTCCTGCTACTATTACTCCATTTTTGTCTATAATAATAGGCACTTTAAAACCAAATTCTTTTATAGACTTTGCTACATATTCAACAGCGTCATCATTAAATCTTGGGTTATTTTCATAAGGTTTTAACTCATCTAGTTTCTTGTTAATAATTTCCATAAATTACCTCCTAATTAAATTATATCATATATTAATATTTTTTTCTAATTAGTTTGTTTCCAAATGTTTCTAACTCTTGTTGCACTTCTATTGGCTTTCCCTTGCTATCTACATTAGTTTCTATCCAATAGCAAGATTTTTCGTTTTTTAGTCCCATTGACCTGCTCCAATTGTTTTCGTCTACTAATGCACCTACTTGATAGCAATATCTATTCATATAGTACATCATTAAAGCTCTATGAAAATGCCCTTGCATAATAAAGTATATATCTTCATCATCTATCGTTTCAACATACTTTTGCAATTTGTAGCTTAAACTATATGCTTGATTTCCGCTTCCGTGGTGCATTAATATACCTGTCTTGCCAAACATTATCTTTGCTGTATCAGGATTAAGATATACCAAATCATCTCTTTCTTTTGAAATGGCTCTACCCATATCGCTTCCACCATTTCTTATGTATGTGTCTAAATGATTACCACCTATAAAATAAGTTTTAAATTCGTCAGTTTTAGGGTATTTATCTACCACATACTTTAAATGATTATCAAACCCTTGGCAACGCAATTCATAAGCTTGTTGTGGTCTATTAAGATACATTCCGTCTGTTATATCTCCACAATGTAATACTGCGTCTACTCCTCTTTTTGTCGCTTCATTATAAAGATAATTTAATATATCAACCCTATCGTGTTTGCTACATAAATGGCTATCGCTTATAAATAACCATTTGTAATGGTTTTTAACTTTAGGCACTTGATATACTTCATTATTATCTATTCCTTTTCTTTGTTGTACTATTTGTTCTCCTACTATATCAAATAAGTATCCTTTTTGCTTTAACATTTCTACTAAACCTATTATTTCATATTCTTTTAGGTTTAGGTCTTTCATTACATTTTTAATATATGGCTTTTTCTTTTTTACCAAATATTCTTCCATTTTCTTTAAAAGTTCTTCCACAGCTAACCTACCTTCCAATGGTATTTTAGCACGATATTTAAAAACCACCAAACACCCTATCTAGCTTTGTAAAATCTCTTTGCTTTTAATAATTCTTCTCCATTATCATATCCGTTAAGGTAGTCCCATATCTTGTTTTTATAACATATATCCATATGAATATTAGCATATACGTACCATTTATAAAATTGTTGTGCTGTTTCTTCTAGTTCTTCATACATTTTTTTTAATACTTTCCTATTATCACAAAAATCATAGTAAGTAAAAAACCACATATTATCTTTTATATACGGGCATATACTAAAGTCAACTTCTTCTATCACTTTCTTCCTCCTTTTCTTCTATCATTCCCCATATTTCTTCTTTTATGTTTACAAGTAAACATATAAAAAGACATAGTGAAGCCACTATGCCTGTAATAATTAATCCAATTAATAAATCAACTATTCTCATAATCATACCCTCTTTTAATATAAGATAACATATAAATTATAAAAAAGCAAATAAAAAGAAGAATGGAGGTAAACAAATTCCAATTCTTCTAAAGACTATGGGGTTAACATTGCTGCTAACATAATCATTATAACATATTTAATATAAATTGCAAATCACTATTTAATATTATTTTGGCAATAATTCATTGTATTACTTTCTAAACATTTATTTATTCTGTCTGCTGTATCTTCACTATCTATTACCAAATATACTAATTGGATATGTGCCATTATAAATATTAGTGCAATTATTATTTCTATTGTTCCATAAATATAATTACTTATTCTTTCTTTTAATAGATTTTTATAATATTTTCTTGATTTTAAATAATTCTTCCTAGCGTCGTTCACTTTACAACTCCTCTATTTCTATTTTATGTATATATGCCATTAGTTTCTTTTTTAACTTATATATGTCTGTTTTAACGCCTTTTACATCTATGATATGTATTTTATTGTCCTCATTAGAAAAGTATCTAAAATCGGCTATATATGTTGTTTTTCGATATGTTTTGCCATTTAGTTCAAACTTTGGCAATAATTCATACTCAACTTGTAATTCTAAATCCTTTATTAAACAAACTTTTTCCATCAATTTTAATCTTGCAAAAATTTGACTTTCTTTCTTGCTGTCGAATAATATTCCATCATAAATTGTTTTTATATTATGATATTTGTTTGTTTTAGATTTACCAACTAATTTTTCATATAACTCTCTATCTACTTTCATAAAAACCAACACTAATATGATTACATCTAGAACATTTTAATATTGAAACATCTTTATTATTATATATTTCTACATAATCGTGTCCATCTATTATTTGCAAATGCACTATACTATAAAATATTCTTTTTAAAAAACATATTAATTTCATAAATAATTCCTTCCATATCTTTCTATAAAGTCATCTTCTGTCTTTCCATAATGTTCTAACCAATTTTTTTCTGCTAATCTTTTTAATTTTATATCTAATTCGTGTCCATCTTTTCCGTGAACTCCTTTAGTACCTTCGTGGTGTTCATAACACAGATATATAGTTAATCCATCTTCATCGGCTTTTTTTCTATTTTTTCCAAAGAATATATGGTGTAAGTGGAGATTATTTTTCTTACCACATACACCACATCTCTTTTCTATACTTATTATTGATTTACTCATTAAATTCCTCATACTTAATGCTATCCATTTTTTTCTTTAAAGCATTTATTTTTTCCTCTATACTAGAATATGCCGTTTTAAAGCGTTTTAACGAACATTCTTTTCTTGCCAATAGTTTTATTTCCTTTTCACAAAACTTTGTTCCTAATGCCTCAAAATATACCATAGCAGGTTGTTTACCATCTCTTTCAACATTCCAATTCTTTCTTTCATCTACTGACTTTGTTGCTTTTCCTATTTCTATTTCTGTTTTTAAATTAATCAAATCTTCTGTTAATCTAGCAATAACCTCTCCATTAAGATAATTAAGATTACTATATACTTCGATATTATGTGCATATTCATACATTGTATTAGGTTCTTCTAAAAGACCATTCATAACTTCTTTATACAATTTTTCTATTTCTTTACTATCTACCTTTTTTATATTATATGGGTTAAATAAATATAATTTTTCATTCATAATTACTCCTAAAAAGGTAAATCATCAGTAGATATATCTTCCATAGCTATGCTATTTTCATAATCTTCAAAATTATTTGTTTCTTCTTTAGCTGGTTCTTTTTTTTGTTCATCTTTTTTAGAAAAAGCTAAAAATGACACTTTATCAGCAATTATTGTTTGGGTATATTTTATTTCTCCATCTTTTTCATAACTTCCAGTTTGTATTCTTCCTTTTATACCAACTAAATCTCCTTTGTTGGCATATTCGCTTAGAAATTTTGCTGTTTGATTATAAGTAGTTATGTTAATAAAATCTGTCTCATATACTCCTTCTGTATTTTTAAACTCTCTAGCAACTGCTAAATTAAATTGCACAACATCATTTCCACTTTTAGTGCTTCTTAATTCTATATCTTTTGCTATTCTTCCAATTAATATTACTGTATTTTTCATTAGTTGTCCTCCTTTGCCAAATTATATTTTCCGTATCTTGCTTTGTTTCCAAATCTATCAGTAAATTCTATATATTCAGTTTCTATATTCAAATCATATTTATATCTCAAATTATATATGATAGCACTTAATCTTGTTGCGCCATATTCTTTTATGGCTTCCCAACTTGTTATACTTCCATATTCTTGCAAGTGCCTTAATATAGCTTTTGTTTTATTCATTATTTTCCATTCTCCTTTATATATAATTCATTTAGTTTTTTCAATACTTCTTTTGCTTTATCTATCTTTTCAAAAAACGTTTTAAAGTTGATATCATATCTGCTTATTATACCATCGTCAGCATATTCTATCATATCATTTAAACTATCTATTGTTTCACTTAATAATTCTTTGCTCATTCTTTTATCTTCTTTCTCATTATCTCAATTGCTTCTTTAAGTTGTTCTTCACTCATTTCTAAATTATTTTTTACTTTAAAATATTCATATAATTTATCTGCATCTGTGTCTGTTTTTAAAATTAAATCATTAAATTCAGTTATTAAATCAATACTTTCATTTGTTATTGGTACTACTAATTTACTGCAAGCGCTTTTTAAACTTTCACTAGCACCATCATAATCAATTATCCAATATAAATATCTCATATCATCTTTAATAATTTCTTTTAGTGTTTTTCCTTTATATTTTCCAAATGTTACAACTTTTTGTTCTGCTTCTTCTTTAGTCATTTCATATCCTTCTGGATAATCTTCTCCAGCATATATGTAAATTCCTAAACCAAACATTGCTATGTTTTTTACTAAACATCTCATTATTGTTTTATTTATGTCAAACATTGTTGCTGGTGCTACAGTCTTTTCTACATAATTACCAGTAAATCTTCCATCTTGATATTCTTTTACTTTGTATGTATATTCGTGATTTAACATTGACTTATTGTTTCCATCCATAACTGGTAGCCACATTTCATAAGTCAAATTGTCTATTGTCATTTCAGTAAAAACCATATACCCTGTATTTTCATCATAAACATAAGGCAAATTGTTTTCAAATTTCTTTATCTCATATTTTGCGTCTTGACATCTTTTTTTAATTTCGCTCCAAGCCCACGTCCAACTTAAATAAGTTAATCCGTTTTTATCTTCCGTATATTCGTTTACATTTATTTTTGATAGTTCTTCAAATTTCATATTTTTACCTCCTAATTAAATTCTTTAAACATATCTTCTAATTCTTTTTGTTCTTCAATAGATATTTGTTGTTTATCTATTTTTTTGTTTAACCATTTTGGTTCGTTACTTTTAGGATTTCTTTTTTCCCAAGTTCTAATACAAGCCTTCCAATCTTTCATTTTGTTTTTACCAACATACCAATCTTTACTTTCATAAAAGTCATAAAACATTTCTGCACTTATATTGTTGTTTCTGTCTTTACAATACAAATCTATTTCTTCTATTGTTGGCTTTTCAAATATTTTTCTTTTTATATTTTCTTTTTTATTAATACTTGTATTATTATCTCTTGTATTATTATCCTTTAACTTTTCTTTAATACCCCCATTAAGTTTTCTTAAATACCCCCCTTTAACTATTCTTAAATACCTATTTAAGATTTCTTTAGTACCCTCTTTGTATTCTATCTCTGATATTATGTACCCGTTGTCAACCAATTCTTTTATTAAAATTGATATAGTTGTCTTACTTACTTTATATAATTCTGCAAAATATTGATTAGTAGCAAAACAACAACCATTCTTATTACATAGACTAGATATTTCTCCATAAAGTAATTTTGATTTATCTCTTAAATTATTATCATATCTAACTTCCGCAGGTATTACTGAATAATAGTTTGGCATTTCTTTCATTTTTAACTCCTACTTATTTTCTTTTTATTAATATCATTCTAATATATGAGCTTAAACTTAATCCGTTGCTTTCAGCTTCTTTTAAAAGTTCATCTCTTAAATTAATAGGAATTGATAATCCTATAAATACCTTCTTCATTTGCTTACCTCCTTTACAATATAATTATAATATATTTTTTTATATAAATAAACTATTTTTTTGCATTTTCTTTAATCCATTCTTTGCATTTCTTTTTATATTTATCAGCAAATACTTGCCACCACAAATTACCTCTTTTTTCAAAAACCACCCATTTTTTTAATATATCTTCATATTCTATACTATACATTATTTATTCTCCTTTAATTCATTAAACCATTTCCACATATTATCAAATTCTTCAAGATGATATTCTTTGTTTTCATACAAATCTTTCCAATTCATATCAGTTTCTATTTTATTAATATCTTTGAAAGGAAAAAAATATAAATGATGATATTGAATTTCTGTACATTGATTTCCACAGACAATCACACCTTTTTTAAAAAAATATTCTATACATTTAAGTTTATAATAATCTTCATTACTAATTACTTTCATTCTTTATCTTCTCCTTGTAATAAATTAACAATATGTTCTGGTCTTAAATCATCTCCATAATCACAATATCCATCACTACATAAACACATTTCATTAATATATTCTATTGCTTTATCTATTCTTTGTTGCTGATATAATAATATATCTGTAATTTTATTTATTTGTTCTAATGTTATTTCTGCATACAATTTTCCATCATCATTAGCATAAAATTCATTTGGCATTAATTCATTTAATTTTACATTTACATTCATTTTTTCAACTTTTCCTCCATTTCATATTTAAACTTAATTTGTGGTGTTCTATATAATTTCTTTTGACACCATCTACATATACACCAATCAGTTTTAGGTGTCATTATAGTAACGCAACCACATTTACATTTAACTTTTAAATCAGCTATTGCGTTTTCTTTTCTTTGTAGTTCTTTAGTTAATTGCCAACTCATCTTCTATCTCTTTCCTTATATTTTGTAATTCTTCTATAATTTGTTTTTCTAATTCTATTTGTTTATCTAAATTACTTAAGATTTCTTTCCAGAATTTCATTATTACACCAACTTTCTTTTTAATTCATATAAAACATCTAAAGCATTCCAATCTTCTTGAGTAAGTCTATCAGACATTTCAATATTCCATATTATAGTTTCGACATATCTTAAAGCTTCTTCTTTAGTTTTGTTTTTAATGTCTTCTTCATATGTTTTCTTAAAATCTTCCTTTGTTCTCATTTTGTTTACCTCCTTTATAATTAAATTATATAATATTCTTTTTAAAATGTCAATATATTTTTTTATATTTATATATTTTTTTATATATATATTATTTTTTAT